CCTTGAGAAACTGGTGAACCTTCATAAGATGAATATGGTCCATCTCTTTTTGCTAATTCAACAGAAGCTTTTAATGCTGAATAATATATTTGTTCGAATATTTTTTTATTTAAATCCTTAGCTTCATCACTTGTAAAAGGTAATTTTAATATAACAAATACATCTGCTAATCCTTGAACACCTAATCCTATAGGTCTATGTCTTAAATTAGACAATTCAGTCTCTACTGTTGGATAATGGTTTTTATCAATAACAGTGTTTAAATTCTTTGTAGCTATTTGAGTTATTTTATCTAACTTACTAAAATCAAATTTACCATTTTTAATACATTTAACTAAATTTATAGAAGCTAAATTACAAACAGCTTGTTCTTCGGGAGAAGAATATTCTATAATTTCAGTACATAAATTTGATGATTTAATTGTACCTAAATTTTTCTGATTACTCTTATTATTAGCTGCATCTTTATATAACATATATGGAGTACCTGTTTCCATTTGTGATGTTAAAATACTTTCCCATAATTCTAATGCTTTGATTTTTTTACCAGGTATTTTTTTATTTTTAATAGCTTCTACTATTTTATCATACTCTACCTTGAATTCCTCAGAATGAACTTCATCTAATCTTGTAAAACCTGCTTTTTGTTGTTCATTAGGACAAGATAAATACCAATCACCATCAACTTCAAGTTGTTCCATAAATAAATCATTCATCCACAATGCAGGAAATAAATCCCTAGCACGTAATTCTTCTTTACCATGGGTTTTTCTAATATCTAATAATGTAAAGATATCAATATGCCAAGGTTCTAAATAAATAGCAAAACTACCTTTACGTTTACCACCACCTTGGTCCATCCATAATGCTACTTGATTTAATGTTCTTAAATAAGGCATTAAACCATGGGAAGTACCATTTGTTGAATGAATTCTTGAACCTTTACCCCTTACATTACTTGCAGAAATACCAATCCCTCCAGCTCCTGAAGATATTATTCCCACATCTTTAATAGTATCGAATAAATCTTCTTTATTATCTCCTTTATTATTAATAAGGAAACATGATGCTAATTGTTGATTTTTTAAACCTGCATTAAATAATGTAGGTGTTGCATGGGTATACCCCCACCCTGATAAAATATTATACGTCTCTATTGCATCCTCAATATTTTCTGTTACAGTAATAGCAACCCTCATGTACATATCTTGAGGTCTTTCAATAGGTTCTTTTTTGATTTTGATTAAGTATGATTTTTCAAGTGTTTTATAACCAAAATAATCTAATTCAAAATCCCTTTCATAATCTATAGCTTTCTTTATTTTTGTAAAACCATAAGATTTAACTGTATCAATATAATCTTGATTAATCGAATTGTTATTTTTTAATAACGTAAATACTTTTTCAAAATCACCAGTAGTATCTTTATGTAAAGATGTAATTGCTATTTTTGAAGCTAATTTACTATAATCAGGATGATTTATTGCATAAGAAGCTGCAGTATCCGCAGATAATTTATCTAACTCAACAGTAGTAACCCCGTCATATAATCCTTGAATAACTTTCATAGCTATTTCCATTGGATTAACCTTTAATCCTCTACTAGCTCTTTTTATTCTTGTTTGAATTTTTGCAAAATCACCATTTACTAGTCTGCCGTTCCTTTTTTTTACTTTTATTTGTTCCATTATTTAATTTTGTGTTTTTAGAAATCTGCGTCGAAACTAATTTTATCTCCCTCTAATCCAACACCAGCTATTTTATAATCTGATACTTTTTTTTCAAAGAAATTGGTAGAACCTTCTAATGCAATCATTTCCATAAACTTAAATGGTTGTTTTACATTAAATTCTTTTTCGCATTCTAATTCCACTAATAAACGATCTGTTACAAATTCTAAATATTGAGTCATTAATTGTGAATTCATACCAATAAGACTTACTGGTAATGATTCAGTAATGAATTCTTTTTCTATTGTTAAAGCAGATAAAATTATTCCTCTTATTTTATCTTTAGGAACTTTATTTACTAAATGTTTGTTATGTAAATGTACTGCGAAATCACAATGTAAGCCTTCATCTCTTGAAATTAATTCATTTGAGAATGTAAGACCAGGCATTAAACCTCTATTTTTTAACCAAAAGATAGAACAAAATGCACCTGAGAAGAATATACCTTCTACTGCTGCAAATGCTATTAACCTTTCTGCAAAACTTGGAGAATCAATCCAATTTAAAGCCCAATCTGCTTTTTTCTTAATAGCGGGAAAATTTTCAATAGCTCTAAATAATTGGTTTTTCTCTTTTTCATTTTTAACATAACTATCAATTAATAAAGAATATGTTTCTGAATGAATATTTTCCATCATTATTTGAAAACCATAAAAGAATTTTGCTTCAGAATATTGAACCTCACTTACAAAATTCTCAGCCAAATTTTCATTTACAATTCCATCAGAAGCGGCAAAAAATGCAAGTATATGTTTTAAGAAGTATTGTTCATCTTTGGTTAATTGGTCGAATTTATCATCTTCCAAACTTATTTCTTCACTTGTCCAAAAAGAAGCCTCCTGATCCTTATAAAATTTCCATATATCATCATGTTCTATAGGGAATAATACAAAACGGTTTGGGTTTTCTTTTAAAATTGGTTCAATCATATTTTTATTGTTTTTTATTTTAGGGTCCATAAATATTATTAATTTTAGCTAATAGTGAATGACTTAAACTTGTCTTTTAAAATAGCTTTTTCATCTTGTTCTATACCAGAATAATTGGGTTTTTGCGGTTTTGATTGCGGTTCATTATCTTCATCATATTCCCCAAGTACCTCAAAGATACCCATTGAAGTATCTATTGTAACATCATAAGTCATCCCATCCATCCCATATCTATTTTTCATTATATGCCATCTACCAGTACCATCCATTTTATCTTTACGTAATCTAGATTGAGACATTAAAAAATCTGCAATCATCATTTTATCATAAGACCCAGCTGCTTTATCTCCTTCTACAATTTTATCTTTAGCCCCATCTCTATTTACTTGAGATACTGACCATATTGGTAATTGTAATTCTTTTGCTAAACCTTTTGTACCATAATATAAATCATCCAAATCTTCTTTTCTTTCTCTTCTTTTACTTGGAGGTTTTAATAAATCAACATAATCAATAAGGATTAAATCTGCATCAAAACCTAAATCTTTTGATTTTTGAATATGGCCTTTAATTGTATTTAAACTAGCATGTTTTGGTGGATATTCTTTAATAATTAAATTATCCTCATATTGTACTATAAATTCTTTAATTTGATCTTTATGATCGTCAACATCTTGAACAGGTATTCTTGTTAAACAAGAATCATATCTTTTACCAACATACTTATCTCCTAATTCTAATGTATAATGTATAACTTTATAATCTAATGCTAAAGCAAATGCTCCTATAGCAACTAATGCCCATGATTTACCTCCACCAGGACCTCCAAATATTAATCCGAAATCACCAGATCCTAAGCCACCTTGTAATAATGTATTTATAATATCCCAAGGAGTTGGAACAACATTTCTAATATTTTCTGCATATCTAGATTCAAAATCATCTTTATATCTATGACCAATATCCTTATTTTGACCTGCTTTTAATGCTTCTTCTATCAGATTTCTGATACTTTCAAATTCACCTTGTTTTAATAAATCAACAGATTCTAATAATGCTTGTTTAATTTTTTGATTTTGACAAAATATACTGAATTCATTTTCTATATATTCAAAATCAGTATTTGTTGATTGGTAAATATTTTTTAATTGTTCTTTAATACCCACCTTCAATACTTCATTATCTAATTTTTTACATTCTACTGTAAAATATTCCAATGTAGGTTGTATTCTATATTCATCATAATAAGATAATACTTGAGATACAATCCATTTATGAGCGATATGATCAAAGTATTCTTCTGATATAATATCCCTTATTTGAGATAAAAAATTCCTATTTTTAATTAAGGAATTTAATACTTTAACTTGGAATGTTAGACCATAATCAGCTAATGATTTTAGAGCTGCTGCCATATAACTATTTAAATTTATTTAATTGTTCAAAATTACTATTTACCCACAAGTTAACATTTTTAATTGAATTTTCCAACCTATCCTGTTCATAAAGATTAATAAATTTATGAGATTGTAATTTTGGAGGTAATGTATTGTAAGTTTCTTCAATTCTCAAAATATGACTATCAGATATATTTAGATTTTCTAAATCCATTATCCTTTTATTTACCTCTAATTGTTTTCTAAAATTATAAACATTCCCATATAATGGATTATTTCCTTTTTTAGTAGCCAATGTATAACTTTTATCAATAATATATTCTAGAGTTACTTTATTATCAGTTGATAATTCGGGAAATAATTGGAATAATTTTACTTTACCTAATTTAGGGACTTTTGGAACATTATCAGAGGTATCACCTAATAATATTTTCATACTTAGAAAATTTTGGGGATATAAACCAAATTCTTCCATTACCTTTTCAGGGGTATAGTATTTCTTTTTAATAGGTGAATAAACTGTTACATTTTCACTTACTAATTGCAAAAAATCTTGATCAGCCGATATTATTATAGATTGATTGGATTTTGGCGCTAAATAAGCGATAATATCATCTGCCTCTAATTTATCAATAACTGATATATTTACTGGTAAAAATTTGAGATAATCGATTAATCTTAATAATTGATTTTCAATAGATTCTGACTCTTCTTGTAATGAATCAAATGAACTCCAATTAGTAATTCTTTTTATTTTTCGTGTTCCTTTATAACCTGTATAGATATTCTTTTTATTTGTTGTATTTCCTTCCCCATCAAATACAAGTATAACTCTTGTAGGTTGATGTAGATTAATCATTGCACCTAACGATTTTAAAAACCCTACAAGGCCACCTATGTGATGACCTTGGGTATTCATTTTAGGTATAACAGCAAATGATCGTAAGAACATATTCATACAATCAATGAGAAGGACCCTATCATTAACTTTAGGATCCTCTGCATTTGAATTTATATTTATTTTATTTAAAAGATTTGAATATCTTCCCATTTATTGTTCAATTGGTATTAATATTTCATCTAATTCAAACCCATCATCTTCTATCTCATCTGTAAAGTCAATTCCACCCAATATATTTGCCCAATCTTCAGCATGTTCTTTTTTATAATTATCTATTGCCTTTTTATCATCAGGAATAAATCCATGAACAGTACTTACAACCACACCTTTGGTGTTAATACCAGTAATATGATTTTTATCACAAGTAATTCTTGTTTTTAAAGCATATTCTACTTGTTTACCATTTTTAGTAGCTTTAAGTTTTTGAGTACCTGGAGACGTAATATTTCCAAATGTTAATACTAATGAAGCATCATAAAACATTGTATCACCATTCTTATTTCTCATTTTTGGTTGAGCCATAGGCATTAATGCTGGTTCAATCCAAATTTTATTTACTGCTACTAATGTATTAGTATAAGGTTGGGATTCTTTCCTAGATAATACTATTTTTTGATTAATAAAATTACCAAATTGTTGAGATACTGCTCCAGCATTCCACATAGGACTATTACTATTCTTTTCTATACTCATAGCACATGGAATAGATCCAATACTATCCCATAAAAATAATAAATCGTGGGGAAGATTACCTCTATGTTGTTCATCTAGTAAATCTGATATAAAGGATGCTACATCTTCAATACTTTCTAGATTTTCTCTATCATTATAAAGAAAAAATCCATTATAATTAAATTCTCCATCACCTATATCTTCTTTTTCCAGTTGGAATCCCATTGTTTCCCAATGATCCCAATCATGTTTCATTTCAGTCATTATAATAACTGGTAATACTCCTGTTTTTTGAGCTTCAATAGCTAATTCTATTAATAGAGTTGATTTACCTGTATTACTATGACCTCTAATTAAATTAACATGACCTTTACCTGCTCCTGGTATTTGTAATTCATCTTGAACACATTGTGGGAATAAAATCCATTCTTGTTTTTTATATCTACTATTTGAATGACCTAAATTTTTAGATTGTTTAAATTTGTCAAGTGAAAATGTAGAGTTTATTTTTTTATCTATCTTAGCAGATAAACTTTTCTTTTTTGCCATAAATTAATAAAAAATTAAACCCTCCCAAAGGAGGGTTGTTTAATTACTTAGATTCTTTGAATAATTCGTCAAATTCCTTATCAGAAACTGTGTTATTTATAACACTTTTCTTTTTAGAATTTGTAACTACTGGGGGGGTTGAAGATTCGAAATCAGTAGCAGGTCCATCCATAATTGATGATGTATCTTTTTCTTCTTCCTTTTTAAACATATTATTAACTTGTTTGTCAGTTAATCCATTAGTTTCTCCTTCTCCTCCTTCTTCCTCATCACTTCCTTCCAACCATTCTTCTAAGAAACCTTTAATTTCTTCAAAAGAGTATTTATTATAAAGTTCTTTTGGGTCTGGTTGTTCATTTAAAGCAGCCTCCATTACTTCAGAATCATCACTAATTGGTCCTGTTTTTAATGAAACCATAACTGATGTTTCAGCATATGGAGTACCTTTAGTATATTCTACTTTAATATCCCTACCTTCTAATGGGTCAGTATAATCACCTATTTCTTCATCAGTAGCCATTGATAATAAACTTTGATAAACTGTTTTACCAAAATCCCATAAACGTACACCTTTTTCTTCTTCTCCTCTTACAAGAACAAGAACAAACGTTCTCATTTTAGGCTCTAATTTCTTAGCTAATTTCCAATCTTCTGGTTCTTTTGATTTTCTTAATTCTTTTGAGAATTCAAGAATTGGGTCTTTATCACCAAATACTATAGGTGATATAATAGTTCTTTTTCCAAACCCATAATGGAAGAATAATTCTTGAAATGGGTTGTCTGGATTTCCTTTAAGGGGAACAATACGGACTGTTGATTTACCAAATTGGGGTTTCCATACGAATTTTTTTCTATCGTTATTACCCCCTTTTTTAGGTTTTTGTTGGAGATTGTCTAGTTTCTCCTGAATTGCATTAATGTTCATATATAATAATTAAAGTTACTGATTTCCGATAATATAAATTAAGTTTTTATAATATCCAAGTTTTTTGTTAAGAAAGATAAACTACTTTATGAATTGTTGTAGGAAATATTTTGAGTTCACCATCACTTACTAATAATATTGAGTTTTGATAATCTGACCATTCTATTGGGAATCTGTTATCGATTCTTCCTCCATTTAAGCTTTGAACTAAAGCATTTAATGAATTAATTGAATATAATGTATTGGTTTCTTTTTTTCTGTGTAGTAATATGGTATTCGGTAAAACACTATTTGAAATATTAAACGAATCCACATTATATGTACATATAACTTCTTCTTTACCTTCTATTTCAAGCACAAAGATTTTACCAAATAAAATCGAGTATTTATCTGTAATTTCTTGTATTGTATTATCTAGATTTTCTAATAGGGTAAAAGTTGTAAATAACTTTGGGCTCATAGACGTAATTGTATAATCTGTGCCAATAAATATATCATCTTTTATCATAACTGCGTTTTTTTGGGGAACTTTTATACTTTTTTTAAATCGTTATAGGTATTCCCATAACTTACATTAATCTTCATTCCTTCTTCTTCCATTAATCTTTTTACTTCTTTTAATATATATGGTTTGTCTTTAAAATCAAAATCTATTAATATTGAGTCGTATGTATATAATATACATTTACTTTTGAACGATTCCAAATAATCTAGTACTTTCTTTATGGATATTACATTATAATACGTTTCCATTGACTGAATTAGGTAATTGAATAATTTGCTTGGTGTTGGACTTTCAATTTGATTTAATTGTATTTTTCTCCCTCCTTTCAATTCTAAATATCCTAATTTTTTGGTTTCTATATATAAATCAGAAATATACTGTTTGGTCTTTTTAAAAAATTCAATATGTTCATATTGTTTATAAACATTCCCATACATTTGCCTAAAAGAAATATGTTTTGATTCTTTATATTCTTCTTTAGTTATTTCTTCCTTATTAAAATACATTTTTCCTAAAGTAGTATGTACTGATTCATCAGAAAATTCATATCCTATTAATTTACCAATTAATCTTAAATGATAACCATCATAATCAAATTCAAATAATTTTCCTGTGGCTTTAAATGATTTTCTTGTATCATCACTTTTATTTAAAGCAGCAAAATTAATACCATTAAATGCATTACTTGGTCTTGATGTAAAATTATATAAATTATATTGGGTAAATATACGATAACCTTCTATTGAAAACTCTGGGTATTCTATTTGGAAATGTTTATTAAGTTCTTTTAAATTAATAGATACACCATTTTCCTCAATTCTTTGTAAAACATTAATATAATCCGTATTATAATATTGATTTATTGGTTCTTTTCCAATTAATGGGTTTACTATTTTAAATAATTTTGTTTGTTCTTCATAATGTTTAGTAATAGGTATTGAAGAACTTAATCTTGGTTGTTCTTTAAATGCCTTTTCTAAGTACTTTGTTACTGTAGTTTTTATGGAAGAAATATCTAAACTTTCAATATTTTCTTGTAAATGAAGTAAATTAATATCAATAATATTTTCACCTCTAAATTCATCGCCTAAATAGTGTATAGTTTCTTTTTTATTAACAACATATATTTTTTTATGTCTTAAAATGAATTTTTTTACAATTTCTAAATCTAATGAAAAAGCATCATTATGATTAATAGGTAAAAGATAACCTTTATGGTTATCTAATTTTATATAAATTAATGATGGTGATGTAAAAGTAGGATGATAGTATGGGTTTAATGGTATTACATTAATATAACATTTTTTGTAGGATGCTATCCTATTAAAGTCTTCTTCTCTATCTAAAATCCAAAACATAATTTCATAACATTTATTGTAATATAAAAAAACCTCTTAATGAGGCCTAATTTTATTCTGGGTATTCTAATTCATTTTCTTGAATACTATTATCAGGTTTTAATGAATCATATACATCTTTTGCTGTTTGTTCATCATTCCATGTTAAACTAGCAAAAGGTAAATCTGCAAAATATACAGCGGATACTGCCACTGATACGTCTTCATGATTAGCATTTGGAAATTCTGAAATTAATTCTAGAAACCTTTCCCAAGCAAATTCATCATCACCTCTTAATTCTTCAGGAAATTCTGCATCTACTGGATTATCAGTTTCTCTTTGACCTTGTACCCAAGTATTAAATAATTCTTGTGTTTCATCACCTTCTTGTAATGCTCTCATTCCAGAAGTTCTTTTAGAAATCCCTTCATTTATTCCTGCTATTTGTTGGAATCTTTTTATTTGATCTAATTCGTTCATTTGTAATATTCTTGAAAGTTTGTTAGATAATTTGATATACCAATAAATATACGATTTTTTTGTTCTACTATTCGTTTATTTGTTTCTATAACTCCTGGTTCATTTTGGGTTGGATTTAATGGACCTGATATTCTCCAAAATAGAGATATAGGTTTCCATAAAGAATAATTAAAAATACCTTTTCTACCAACTAAGTCTTGATAAGTATCTTTATCTATTTCTAGTATTTTAAATATACGTCTATCCCTTTGTTTAGCAAAATATCTTGTTATATTTCTTCTTTGATAATCTTCAGTAGTGGGGTTTGGAGTAAATAATGTAGGATCTAATAAAGGTAAATCGCTTATATTAGGATTTATTTCTCTATATCTAGTATTATTTACATTTTGTATTGTTCTTTGTAATGCTGGTATTTCAATTTGATTTACTTTAACTAACCTTTTATTATTTGTATTTAACGGGTCTGTTCCTGCTATTATATCACCTTCAAAAGTAACAAAAAAATCACCAATATATTCATTACCACTTTCATCAGTAAACTGACCTGGTATTGCTGTTTGGTTGGTTATTACTCTATTTTTTGGATAATATGACATTAAGCTAATAAATTATTAATAATTGTACTTCTATTAATTCCCTTATTTGGGAATGTTTGATTTAATCTACTTGTAATTGTATTAATATAATTTTCAGTATTATTCTCATTTGGTGGAGCATAAGTATAAATAAATTGTGATATACTTGGTGTTGTACCCCTTAAATATTTTTCTGATGGATTTATTAATTGTTGATTCCCTAAAGTAATAGGCATATTTCCTTTACTCCATCTTTTTATTTTACCTTCAACTAATGCTCTTACACCATTTTCAGGTGTAGTAAATTTAGCAAATCTATCAGATCCAAATGGATTATTTTCTAATGTTACTCCTGAATCATATATTCTTGCATTATTATCAAGGTCAAGATTTCCAGGATTATTATTCCTAAATGATCTACTTCCTAATCCATTATTTGCATTAGGTAACCATCCTTCTTTAGTTCCAATAGCTAATGCTAACTCGTATTCTATGGTACCTTCTGGATAACTAGCGCTCACGATGATTTTTGATAAATTACTATTAGTCACGGTTACTGTTGGTGTATTTTCGATTAAATTTGTTGATTCAGGTAATTGAGGTCCAAATATATCAAATCTATTTGAAACTGGTTCAAT